CCCCACCCAATACAATGGAAGAACCGGATGTGAGTCATTCTCTGCCGGAAAGTTGAGCGTCAATCGCCACTGCAAACAATCCAAAAACTATTAGGAGACAATTCACATGTCATTCATTCGCAACAGCGAAGAAGCGCGTGGGAACCTCATCCACCAGGTTCGCGAGGTCATCGACCACGCTGAGTCCGAGGGACGTGGCCTTGACGCTGAAGAACTTCGCAAAATTGAAAACATCGAGGCCGACATTGCTCGCCACGATGACGCCATCGCAGTAGCCAAGCGCAACGAACAGCGCGCTTCGGAAGCAGCAGTGGCCGCTGGCGGTTTCGTTCCCGCTGAGGAAGCTCGTAGCGACGCACAGATTTTCCGCGCGCTTGCAGAGGGTGAACTCCGTGGACACACGTTCAACCCTTCCGGTGAGTCCCGCGCAACGCTGGTTCCCTCCGTGAACACCGTCCCCGTGGACTTCCTGGACCGCGTCATGATGAAGGCCCGACTCGTCGGACCCTATTTGGACGTCGCAGAGGTATTCAACCGGACTTCCGGCAACGACCTCCGCATCCCCACGATGACCGCTTACAGCACCGCAGCCGAGTTCGCCGCTGGTTCTGCAATCGACGCATCGGAGCCCACGTTCTCCAGCATCCTCCTCCAGCCCGCAAAGCAGGCGTTTTTGGTCGGAGTTGCTAACGAACTGCTCACCGACGCAGGCGTGGACCTGGAGGGCGTTATCGCTGACCAGGCCGGAAACGCCATCGGCACCCGTGCCAATGAGGTAATCCACGCCGCCGTGACCGCTGTTGCAGGTTCCGGTGTGACCGCTGGAACCACCAACGCAATCACCGCCGACGAACTCATCGACCTGGTCTTCAGTGTCGACGGAGCCGTCCGTGCGATGAACGCAGCGTTCGTTGTCAACGGAAGCACCTTGTCCGCTGTGCGCAAGCTCAAGGACAACGATGGCCGCTACCTGCTCGACGTTGTAGCCGGTGGTCCTTCGACCATCCTCGGTTACCCCGTCCTGGAGCAGCCCGCCGCCGCTTCAATCGCCACCGGCACCAAGCCCGTCTTCTTCGGAGACTTCAGCTCGGTGAAGGTTGCAACCACTGGCCTGGACGTCGCCGTGTCGCCTGACTACGCGTTCAACCAGGACATCACCACCTACCGGTTCGTGTACCGTCTCGCCGCAGGTGTTGGTGACGCTACCTCCATCAAGTACCTGGAGATGGCCTAACCATTACGTCGGAAACCCCCGTCGCCTTGTAGTAGGTGGCGGGGGTTTTCGCTATGCTGGGGCGCATGACTTCAGTTGAGAAAATCAGTGGGGCAATCAGTCTCGCATCGAACAGCCCTTATTCTGCAACCGGTTATGGTGTGCAAGCTGGCTATCTTGTGGACCGGATGAAACGTCACGGCATCAGTGTGGCGGCGTTGTCTAACTATGGGTTGGAGGGTTCGTTCGACACAATCCAAACCCCTCACGGTTCGGTGAAGCATTACCCGAAGGGGTTCCGCCCGTATTCGGACGATGTCATCCCGTTGTGGCATGAGCATTTCACGAAGGATTTGCCTGGGGTGAAGAACGCCGTCATGACCCTGTACGACGTTTGGGTGTATAAGAACATGAAGTTCGACGGGAACATGATTGCCTATGTGCCTATCGACCACGTCACCATGCCTCCGATGGTCGAGGCGATGTTGAGGAAAGAGAACGTCACACCGGTCACGATGTCCCCTCATGGGCAACGCATGTTGGAGGCGCGGGATATTGCGTCAACGTATTGCCCGCACTCTGTCGACACGTCTGTGTTCATGCCGACACACGAAATCCAGGGTGTCCCGACCCGTCAGTTCATGGGAATCGGTGAGGATGATTTCTTGGTGTCGATTGTGGCGGCTAACAAATCCAACGGCATCCTGCACCGGAAAGCTTTGGCTGAACAAATCATGGCGTTCAGTGTGTTGAAGCAAACGGTGAAGAACGCGAAACTGTATTTGCACATGGAGGCGACGGCAGTGTTCGGCGGGTTTGATATTCCCGCGTTGTTGTCGTCGGTGGGGTTGGATGATGAGACGGTGATTGTTGCGGACTCGTCGACGCTTCGGGTTGGTTACCCGCAGGAAGAACTCGCCGCCCTATATACCGCCTCGGATGTGTTGTTGAACGCGACGATGGGAGAAGGGTTCGGTGTGACCACGGTTGAGGCTCAGGCGTGTGGGACACGGGTCATCACGTCGGGTTGGACAGCATCACAGGATTTAGCTGGACCTGACTCATGGATTATCGAGGGGCAACCTTTCTATGACGAACCGCAGAAATCGTGGTACAACATCCCGTTGATTGGGTCGCTTGTTTCCGCCCTGGAGTTAGCTCACGAAGCGCCACGCGGTATCAGCCTGGAGTCCATCAAGTTCGCGAAACAGTTCGACGTTGAGAAAGTGTGGGACAAGCATTGGCTCCCGTTCTTCAGGAACTATTTTGCTTGAGTTGCATGAGCTGGCGAACCGGCACCTGGACGAAACGGTGTGGGTTTTAGGGTCCGGCCCTTCCTTGGATTTTATTGACCCCGATTTCTTTTCCGGTAAAACGGTGGTTTCAACCAATTTCTCTGCATCAACAATGAAGGTCACCGCCGACTATGTGTTCAGTCACTACCATTCGGTGGCCCGCGACATGATGTTGGAGGGGAGCGTGTCGGTGACATTGGAGCGAGACACGGTCACGCAACAACCTTGGTCGTCGGGTGACTGGGAGAACATGTGTTTGATTCCGCAGGATTCGTTCGACCCGCCAGGGTCCTCCTGGGACCCGTTCACACGAAACCCTCCAAAGGCCGGTTCCCTTGCTTATGGTTCGTCATCGTTACACGGTGCCATGCACTTGGCGGCACACCTCGGAGCCAGCCACATCATGTTGGTGGGCGCGGACTGTGGCACCATCGACGACCAACACAGAGTCAACGGTTATCCGGTGGACGGTCACAAACCCTGGGAGCTATACAACCGACACCACAAACTCATGAAGGATTGGTTGGTGGAGAACTATGACGTCGGCGTGTATTCGTTGAACCCGTTCATCAACTTGAACTTGGAGGGCCACCGCTTCGAGGGTGTCGGATGATTCCGGTGATGGTTGTTCCGGTGTTGAACCGTTACGACCTACTCCAACGGTTCCTGGACTCGATTGACTTTCCCGTCGCGGACCTTCTCATCATCGACAACGGGGGCAACGTTGACGAGTTACGGTTCCCCGATTTCGTGTTGAACAGTCACATTCTGCCGTTGCCGTCGAACTTGGGGGTGGCGGGTTCGTGGAACTTCGGTGTGAAGATGTTCCCTCACGCCCAGAAATGGGTTTTCGCATCAAATGATGTCGTGTTGGGCAGGGGTGCCCTTGAGAGGCTCTGTGACGCCCGTAGGGACGAGATAGCCCTTGCAGGGGTGTTTCCCTTCTGGCATGTGTTTTCTCTCGGTGACGAGGCTCTCAGCAGGCTGGGTTTGTTCGACGAGTGCGGTTTTTTCCCTGCATACTACGAAGACAACGATTATGAGCGTCGCGCAGGTCATCACGGTGTCACAGTACGCAAAATAGATTTCCCTGTGTCCCACGACAATAGTTCGACTATCAAATCGGATGGACGGTTGCAGGCCAGGAACGCGGAAACGTTTGTTCGGAATCGTGAGTATTTTGATGGGAAGGTTTCTGCTGGGGATTTTGGTCCTGGGGTTTGGTCGTTGGAGCGTCGACGGTTGAACGATTGGGGGACATGAAAAAACCCCCACCGTAGTGAGGGTTCTTTCTGTGGGACCGGTTAGCGGTTGAGGATGAGTTCCGTGTCGGTCCAGGTGACGTTGATGTCGTAGGCGTCCTCGATGGTGTCGAGTTCGTCTTGGCTAAGGGTTTCGAGGTAGATGGTCATTGTGTTTCCTTTCGTTGGTGTTGCTATGTGTCTATGACTATACACACACCTAACCACAAAGCGCAAGCCCCTCCGCAAACTTTTTTCTAAACCGCAAACCCGCGTCACCGGTAGAATAGAGACGGAGGCTCACACATGGCAATCACCAACGGCTACGCAACACTAACCGACGTCAAAGCGGCGTTCCGCATCACCGACGACGTCGACGACACCCTGCTCGAACTCAGCATTGAATCAGCATCACGCGAAATCGACGGATGGTGTGAACGCATTTTCTACAACGCTGGCACAGCCACCCGCGTATATATCCCGACGAACGCGTTCCTCACAGAAACCGATGACCTCATTTCCGTGACCACGTTGAAAACATCATCGACGGGGGAAACGTTCGACACAACCTGGTCGGCACCTGGCGACTACCAACTCGAACCCTTGAACGGAATCAGCGGTGGCCTCACTGTGCCCCGCCACCGTATCCGCGCCATCGGTTCCTATGTGTTCCCACTGTGGGACCCGAGGAACATCAACGCCCACGAAGCAACCGTCCAGGTGACCGGTGTGTTCGGGTTCGAAACAATCCCCACCGCGGTGAAGCAAGCCTGCATAATTCTTTCCATGCGACAGTTCAAACGGTACGACACCCCGCTCGGTATTACTTACGACGAACTCGGTGCGATGCGTGTCGGCAGGGTTGACCCTGACATTGAGAAACTGTTGTCACCATTCAAGAAAGTGCGCATGGCGTGAGCATCACAACAATCCGTGACGGGATAGCGACGAACCTGCGGACAATCAGCGGGCTTCGTGCGACCTCGGAAATACCGGACAACCCGTCCCCGCCACAAGCTGTTATTCAGTTGCAGAACGTCGACTATGACGGCGCGTTCCAGGGTGGCCTCACAACGTATTCGTTCCTCGTCACCGTCCTAGTGGGTCGGGCTGCGGAACGAACAGCACAGAATCGTTTGAACGGTTTCGCCTCCACCGGTTCGGGTGGAATCAAGGCCGCCATCGAATCAGACAAATCCCTTAGCGGTGCCGCGTATGACGTCCGAGTCGAGACGATGACGAACATCTCTGCGGTATCATTAGGGGGAGACATTGCCTACCTATCGGCAGACTTCATCGTCACCGTATTTGCAACTTAAGGAGAAAAAAGATGGCACGCTTCGTAGCCACCGATTACAACATCACAATCAACGGCACGGACTTTTCTAACTCCATTGCTGCCGTGACCATGGACATCAGCTCGGAGGAGCAGGACGTCACCGCGTTTGGT